GCCCTGCAGAAAATCCGCTAAATCAATCATTATTATTTTTTTGAAAGTTTTCATAATACTCCTTATTACTGGATATATACCAGTAATATTATGTTATAACATCCAGTAAAATAGTCAAATGCTAGAGGATGATTTTTATAAATTAATCGGAAAAAGAATAAAATATTTAAGGGAAATAAGAAATTTAAGCCAGGAAAAATTAGCTGAAAAAAGCGGTTTAAGTCTTGATTATATAGGTAAAATTGAAGTAAATATCAATAATCCTGGAATAAAAGCCTTGTTTAAAATAGCTAATGCACTTGATGTTCATATAAAAGAGCTATTTGACATTTAGTTTTACGGCTGCAAAAAATTATTTTTTACACAGAGGTTCAAAGCCTCTGTTTTAATGTGCTGAAAATTTTACAATACGGTGATGCTGTTTTGCAGCAGCATGCCTGAAGAAAGGAAAGGAAAAAACTATGGATGAACAAGAGCAGCAAAATTATGCTCTGGGTGTAAATGCATTTATGCCCGAAGATGCGGTTTTGGAAGCGCCGCTTGAAGATAACGGAGGATATTCTGGAAAACCCGAATTTTACGATTATTCCGCTTTCAAGCTTCCTGAAAATTACAGCTACGATGAAGGTTTGTTAAATGAGTTTAATGATTTAGCTTCAAAATGCAACCTGTCCCAAAAAGGCGCCGATGAAATAATGGCGCTTGCTGTTAAGCTTGCCGAGTTAACGGGCGGCAGATTTTCTGACGCCGCCATGCAGGAGCGCAGGCAGAAAACAGAAGGCTGGAGAAGAGCGCTTATGACGGACAGAGAAATAGGAGGAGCAAATCTTAACAGGACAATGGCGGCTGCAAATACTGCCTACTCTCATTTTGCCGGTCCTGAAGTGCAGATGCTGCTGCAGGAATCAGGGCTCAACTGCCATCCGGAAATTGTAAAAATGTTCTGCAGAATAGGACGGCTTATGCATAATGACAAGGTGTCAGGCGCTGATATTGCAGCTCCGCAGAAAGAAAACAGGGAAGATATTTTATTCCCGACTATGGCGTGATTGCGTACGGGCAGAGCAAAGCCCGCATAGCGCTTTACCCTCCCTTTTTTAAGGAGCTGTCTAAAAGCTGTTTCGTCATTACGAGGAACGAAGCGGCAAAGTAATCCAAAATGCCGTAAAATAGCTGTAATAATTGACTTTACGGATTTTTAATATTTTCTAGATTGCTTCAAAAACCTGCGGTTTTTTCGCAATGACGGCTGATTTTTGACTTTTGGGACGGTGCAGGAAATGAAAAAGAGGGGCGGATTTTTAATTAAACACAAAAAAAGAAAGGAAATGAAAAAATGACAACACTAGGTTCAACCTATTTAACGCTTGCTGACAGATTTAAAAGAACTGAAAACGGAAAAACAGCAGCAGAAATCATTGAAATGATGACAGATACAAACGAAATGCTGAAAGATGCAAATGCACTTATGTGCAATGACGGCACAAGCCACATAACCACAATCAGAACAGGGCTGCCGAGCGCTGTTTTCAGAACTCTGTACGGCTATGTTCCTGCTTCAAAATCAACTACCGAGCAGGTAAAAGACACAACAGGCATGCTGGAAACTTATTCTATTGTTGATGCAGACCTTGTAGACAAGGCTGAAAATCCGAAGGCTTTCAGGCTGTCCGAATCTTCTGCTTTTATTGAAGCCATGAACCAGAAGCTGCAGGAAACGATTTTATACGGAAGCATAAAAGAAAACGCTGCTGCTTTTGACGGTTTAGCTGTAAGGTATTCTAAAAAGTCGAATGACGAAAAGAAAATCGGATATAACATTATTGATGCAGGGGGTTCGGGAACTGACAATACCTCTGTATGGTTTATAACGTGGGGCGACCTTCACGCCTCCTTATTATATCCGCAGGGTTCTACAGCAGGCATTCAGCATAAAGATGACGGCGTATTGACTGAAACAAGCGCATCAGGCGGCAAAAGAAAGGTATATCAAGACCATTACAAAATGGATGCAGGCTTATCTTTGAGAGATTGGCGCTCAACCTGCCGTATTGCAAACATAAGCGTTTCTGATTTAGCAGGCGCTTCTGCTGCTGATATTGAAGCGCTTTTAAACAAGGCATACTACAAAATCAGAAGATTTGCAAAAACAGGCAGAACATGCATTTACTGCAATACTGCTGTTTTAATGTACTTTGAAGCGCAGTTAAGGCAGAAAACGAATGTAAACTTTACATTTAAAGAATATTTAAATGAAGATGTGCTTCATTACAAAAATATTCCTATCCGCGAATGCGAACAGATTACATGTACAGAAGCAGCAGTCAATTAAGGAGGATTTTAACAATGATTTTAGATGAACAGGGATTATTTTCAAATAATCAGGCAGTAACGGGAGCTGCGGTATCGGAGAATGTGCTTGATTTAGGCTCAAGAGAGGTGTCTTTCGGCACTCCTGTACCGGTTTTTATTCAAGTAACAGAAACTTTTAACAATCTTACAAGCCTTTCAATAAAGGTGCAGACATCTGCTGATGAAAATTTCGGCACAGCTGCTGACTTAATCGAGCAGACTATTTTAGCTGCAGATTTAACTAAAGGCGCTCAAAGCACTATTAAGTTTCTGCCTAAAGGCAATTTAGGATATATGCGTTTAGTCTATACCGTAACCGGCACAAATCCTTCAAAAGGAAAGATTTTAGCCGGCATTGCAGACGGCATACAGGAAAGTTTTCATAATGTATAAAACAGCTTAAACCTTAATTCTTCCTCCCCCTCTCCCCTTGAGGGAGAGGGCAGGGGTGAGGGGTAATAATAAAAAAGGAAAATAAAATGAATTACACAAAAGCAAAAATATTTAATATAGCATTAAAAAATCTGCGTGTCAGCACGGGAGTGCAGTCTGCAGACTATGCAGATAAAAACGCCGTTGTGCTCAATGAATTTTACGATAATGCGAGAGAACAGACTTTAAAAGATTACGACTGGAATTTTGCAAATTCGTATAAAGAGCTTGCATTAACGGGCAATATTCCGCAGAACCCTAAATTTTTATATGAATACGATTATCCTAACGACTGCCTTTCAGCGAGGGAAATACTTCCGTATACAGACAATGACGATATTATTGAATTTGAAATTGCTTCAAATGCGTCAGGGCAGAAGGTTATAAATACAAATCAGGTTCCGGCGGTTTTAAGATATACAAAGCTTGTAAACAATGAAACGTTTTTTACTTCTGAATTTGTTACGGTTTTAAGCTGGTATCTTGCATTTCTTGCTGCGCCTGCAATTACGGGAAACAGAAACATACAGAATGACTGTTTAACCATATATAATGCTATGACAGCAAGGGCAAAAATGCTGAATGCATCGGAGGGATACATAAAAACTCCGGAGAGATGCTCTTGGTTCGACTGCAGATAGGGGGATTAATTGTGCTTTATACTCAAAAATCTTTTACAGGCGGGGAATTAAGCCCTGCATTATATGCAAGAGATGACCTTGCAAAATACGCAATAGGCTTAAAAACATTAAAAAACGGGTTCGTAAGGGCGGAGGGCTGCGTATCTAACCGTGCGGGGCTTGAAATGATATGCGAAGTAAAAAATTCTGCTGAAAAAACAAGAATAATACCGTTTTCTTTTAATACAGAGCAGACCTATATAATCGAACTCGGAGAAAACTATGCGCGGTTTATAAAAGACGGCGCGCAGATATGTGAAATTGAGGGAGACAATCAGGGAAATCCGGTTGAAATAGAAACTCCGTATCTAGAAAATGAATTATTCAGCATTAAATATGCGCAGAGCGCGGATGTATTGACTTTGTGCCATAATAACCACAGCCCCTTTGAGCTTTCAAGGCTGTCGCATTACGATTGGAACCTTGAGGCAATTGATTTTACGCCCTCAATCGAGCCTCCCTCCAATTTAAGAGGAGCGTGGTCAGGCGGTTATGATGCGCCGAAAACTTATGAATATGTTGTTACGGCTGTAAAAAAAGACACCTATGAAGAAAGCTGCTCATCGGAAGTTTTATCTGTAACGGGCGAGCAGGAGGGCTCGTGGGGAATTACAGAATATATAACAATAAACTTTGATGCCGTTGAAAACGCTGTTGAATATAATGTTTATAAAAACGTAAACGGCGTATTCGGCTTTATCGGCACTGCATCTTCGAATACTTTTACAGACGGCAAAATAGAGCCTGATTTGACTGCAGCCGCGCCTGTTTACACTAATCCGTTTGAAAATAATAATAACCCTGCCTGCGTAAACTATTTTCAGCAGAGGAAAATTTACGGCTGTTTAAAAAACAATCCGCAGCAGCTCTGCGCTTCGCAGACCGGAACAAATAACAATTTTAATATTTCGCGCCCTTTAGCTGCATCAGATTCCGTTAATATAACGCTCTCTGAGCGCGAGGTCAACGAAATACGCCATATTATTGCAATGAATGACCTTGTTTTGTTAACTTCAGGCGGCGAATGGAAAGTGAACGGCTCTGACGGCTCATTTTCGGCATCTTCTTCGTTAAGCGCATCTGCGCAGAGCTTTTACGGCTGCTCTCACATAATGCCTGCCGTATCAGGCAATATGATACTTTTTGTGCAGTCCGGCGGCAGCGTAATAAGAGATTTAGGCTATACTTATGTATCAGACAGCTATGACGGCGAGGAGCTTTCTATATTTGCAAATCATTTGTTTGAAGGCAGGGAAGTCGTTGATATGGCTTATTCTAAGGAGCCTTACCGCATTCTATGGTGCGTGATGTCTGACGGCACGGTAAACGCCTTGACTTACAACAAAAAGCAGGAGGTGGCGGGCTGGCACAGGCATGAAACAAAAGGAAAAATCGAGTCTGCAGCAGTTGTGCGGGAGAGTAATGAAGATGCTGTTTATTTTGTAGTTAAGCGCGAAATTAACGGGCAGACAAAGCGTTTTATCGAGCGTATGGCATCAAGAACAATAAATAAGACCAGCGAAGGCATATTTCTTGACTGTTCTCTTGTCTATGACGGCGCGCCTGTAAAAACAGTATCAGGGCTGGAGCATTTAGAGGGAGAAAAAATAAATCTTCTGGCAGACGGTGCTGTTATCGAGGGAAAAACCGTTCAAAACGGCTCAATAGAGCTTGATAATTATGCATCTAAAATCACAGCTGGGCTTCCTTATGAATTTGAGCTTGAAACGCTTAATTTAGAGGGCGGTAATGCGCACGGGCTTGTTAAAATTATCAATCAAATAAACGTGAGCGTTGATAAATCGCGCGAGGACTTTTTTATTTCAGGCTCGGACGGAAGCCTGATGCAGAATCCAAGAAGCATAAACAGCATAAATGATGACGATTATCTTTATTCGGGCTATATAAACGCTTACTGCATATCAGACTATACAAAAACAGCCTCGGCAAAAATAAAGCAGATTTATCCTC